TTCAGCATCGGCGGGCGCGGTCGCCGTATTCCCGTGGAGAAGAAGTAATGGCCCAGCAACTCACCGATATGAGCATTGACGAAATCAGCCTCGTAGACGACCCCGCCAACGAGCAGGCGAGGGTGCTGATCGTCAAAGCCAAGAGCGGCAAGAAGGCCGCCACGAAGGGTATCGAAGTCGAAATTACGGAAGAGGACGAGTCTACGGACGCGGACGGCATGGAAGATGAGGACGAGAAGACCAAGCTCCTCATGGCCCGTGTGAAGAAAGCCATTGAAGGAATCGCGCCACGCGTGGCGCAGACGCTGGCAGGGAGTCCCTCTGCCGAAACCGACGCAGCCAACACGGCTGCCGCTTCACTCAAGGAGTATGTAATGGACATTGAAACGCTGTCCAAGTCACTTGAGGATGCCGAGGCAAAGTTGGCTGCACTTGCAAAGCGTGCCGACGAAGCCGAAGCCGCCCTCAAAGATGCTGGCGAGGTGATCAAGGCGAAGGACGCCGAGATCGAGACGCTGACCAAGAGCGCCGAAGTCGCTGCCGAACCGGCTGCGGAAGAGGACGTTCTCAAGAGCCTGCCGGAGTCGATCCGCAAGCGCCTTGAGGAGTCCGAGGCGAAGGCGCAGGCCGCGCAGGCCGAGATCGCCAAGATGCGTGAACAGAGCGAGTTGACCGAGGCGATTGCCAAGGCCAAAGACATCAAGGTCGGCAGCCCCGAGGTTGTTGGCCCGCTCCTCCTTCGCGTTGCCAAGGGAATGACGACGGTTGAGGACGCCGCGACGCTGGAGACCCTGCTCAAGGGTGCTGGCGAGGTGGCTGACCAGTCGGCGCTGTTCAAGTCTGTGGGAAGCGACGCCGCCGTCGATGGCGAGCCGGAGGAGCTTCTCAAGGCGAAGGCAACCGAGATTCAGAAGGTCAACACCGGCATGACCTTTGAGCAGGCGTACGTCAAGGCGATGGAAGAGAACCCCTCTCTTTACAACGCCTACGTTGCCAAGTCCAAGCGCCGGGCAGCGTAAGCAACCCTTTTCTTCGTAGGAGTTACATCCATGGCTTTCGACAATTCTGTCCAGAGTGTCTCGCTGCCTGCCGCCGCTGACCTCTCGGGTTCCCAGTTCAAGTGCATCACCGTCAACAGCAGCGGGCAGGCCGCTGTTGCTGGGGCCACCTCGCTGGTGGTCGGTGTTCTGCAGAACAAGCCTGCTGCTGCTGGCCGCGACGCCACCGTCGCGTACGCCGGTGTCAGCAAGGCCGTCGCCGGTGGTTCGATCACCGCGGGCGCACGCGTGACTGCGGATGCAAACGGCGCGGTGATTGCCGCGGCGTCGGCTGGTGATGCTGTCCTCGGCGTGGCGCTTTCTGGCGCTGCTTCTGGCGACATCATCCCCGTCCTCATCAACCCGTTCCCGTTCGCGGCCCTCGCGTAACGTCTTTCGTATAGGAGTGATCTAACATGAATCCGACCCCGGGCGACGTACACGTCAACCAGCCGCTGACCAACATCAGCGTGGCGTTCCTTCAGAACGCCGCCAACTTCGTGGCAACGCGGGTGTTCCCGAACATCCCCGTCGCCAAGCAGAGCGACCGCTACTACACCTACGAGCGTGGTGACTTCAACCGCGACGAGATGGCCCTTCGTGCCCCCGGCACGGAGTCGGCTGGTGGTGGCTATCGCCTCGACAACACCCCGACGTACTTCTGCAACCGCTACTCGTTCCACAAGGACATCCCGGACGAGGTGCGTGCCAATGCGGACGCGGTCCTTTCCCCGGACCGTGAGGCCACTCAGTACGTGACCCACAAGGCGCTGATCAAGCGCGAGAAGCTCTTCGTGGCGAACTTCTTCGCCCAGAGCGTGTGGTCCAACGACTACGAGGGCGTTTCCGGTTCGCCCTCCTCTGGTCAGGTGAAGCAGTGGAGCGATGCCGCTTCGACCCCGATTGAGGACATCCGCGGTGCCAAGCGTGCGATTGCCCAGTCGACCGGCTACGAGCCGAACAAGCTCGTGGTGGGCCGTGCGGTGTACGACGCGCTCCTCGACCACCCCGACATCATTGACCGCATCAAGTACGGTCAGGCCGGTGTCGGTTCGCCCGCGATGGCTGGCAGCGACACCCTCGCTCGCCTGTTCAACGTGGACGAGGTGCTGGTCATGAACGCTGTGGAGAACACCGCGAAGGAAGGCCAGAGCGCCTCGCACGCCTTCATCGGCGGCAAGGCTGCCCTGCTCGTCCACGCTGCGACCTCCCCGGGTCTCATGACGCCGACCGCTGGTTACACGTTCTCGTGGACCGGCCTCCTCGGCTCGGGCGCTGACGGCAACCGCATCAAGTCGTTCCGGCTTGAGGCGCTGGGTGCTGACCGCGTTGAGATCGACATGAGCTTCGACATGAAGCTGGTGTCGGCTGATCTCGGCGCTTTCTGGCGCACGGTCGTCGCCTAACTGGGTTGGGGCGGGTGGTGCAGTCGTGCCGCCCGCCCCGCCTTTCCCTTCAACGCCCGTCGTAGGAAAGCCATGACACAACGACGCCCATTTTCACTAGACAGCAGTTTTAAGGCCGGTCGCCCGTTCGTGATGAACGGCGTGACGTACAACTTCGATGATCCGGTCAGCGTACAGGGGATTGAGCCGCGACGGCTTCGCCAGATGTACGACGCCCGCATGATCGAAGTCGTAGACGAGGCTGCAGGTATCAAGCCTGCGGCTCCGGTCATCAAGATCAAGCCGCAGCCCGCGCCGCCTCGTGAGGAGACGCCGGTCGCGGAGGTGGCTCGTGGTCCCGCGATTCGACACAAGGGATTCGGGCGTTTCGAAGTAGTTGATGCGGCTGGCAAAGTCCTCGCTGGACCGCTCCCCAAGGAGCAGGCAGAGCGGGAATTGGCACGAATGGCATGAGGTGAGATATGGCGTTGACCGTTGAGGACGGAACTGGATTGTCTAACGCGGACGCCTACATCTCGCTCGCCGAGTTTAAGACGTTCGCTAGCAGCCGGAACTACCGCTGGGAGGACTATGAGGACTTCCAGCTTGAGGCGTCAATCCGCTTGGCAACCGGCTGGGTCGACACCTACAACCGCTACAAAGGGCAGCGCCTCAAGTCGACGCAGGCGCTGGAGTTCCCGCGTGCAGACCTGACCGACTGGTCCGACTACGAGGTCACCGGCGTGCCTGCCCGCGTCAAGCAGGCGTGCGCCGAGTTGGCGTTTAAGGGTCTGACCGAAGCGTTGTATGCCGACGAGGCACGCGGTGGAATGGTCAAGAGCGAAAGCGTGGGGCCGATCTCGGTGACCTACGCGGACAACGCCCCCACCGGCAAGGTGTGGACGTTCGCACAGAACCTGCTCAAGCAGTATGTGCGCGACCCGAACAGCATCCTTGGCCCGCTGTGGACAGCGCCAGAGATGCCCGCCCAGTTCCGGATCGGGATGAATGACCATCCCGAGGTGGACTTGAGGACGGAGTAAGTCGTGTCGACGTACGCCGCCCAAGCGAACACAGCACACGCCCTGCTCTCACGCAAGGGCGCTACGGTGACGTTCACCCGTAAGTCGGCGAGCGCGTTCAACCCCGTCACTCAAACGGAGACGGCGGTGTCGACCACCTTCAGCATGAAGGGAATCGCCCTGCCGCCCGGGAAGGACTCGGAGTTCGCTCTCGGCTCGCTGGAGCGTCGGAACATTCTGGAGTTTCACTTGGCCCCGCGACTCGGCACGACGCCGCAGCCGGGGGACAAGGTGCGGTGGGCTGGCAACGACTGGTCCGTGATCTGGGTAAGCGA